CGTTTCCCTCCGTTTCAAATTTAGCAGAGAATTGGTTAGAGAATATCTCTAGCACTTTATTTAGTGCCTCAAAATCTTCGTCTAACATATCTGCGACATCATCAACACTTAAAGAACATTCTTGACCACTCACTCGTGAGCCGTCTTTTATTCCGTTTAAGATTAGATAACAAGCATCGTCTAAGCTCATTCCCTCTCCTAGCTTATCTAAGTCAGCTAAACTTCTTCCAGTATCTTTACAGAATAACCTAAGGGAGTTTATCCCAAAACGTACACTATAATCTTTACCGTTTATTATTACAATTTCGTACATATCTTGTTGGTTTTAAATTATGTCAGTTGGAGCAGAGCCGAAGCCCATACCCCAACCAACAAAGAAATTATGCAATATCATTCTGAGTTAATGCGCCAGTTCCCTCTATTGATACAGAGTAAGTTGGTGCGTCTTCAGTTCCACCAGAAATCTCTAAAGATGTTACAAAACCAGAGCCACTATAAGTATAGTCTCCAGTTGTAGTACTTGCTAAACCAAAAGTAAATGTTACAGCAGTTCTACCAAACATTTGGTCAAATAACTCGTCTACTTCTGTATCAGTACCAGAAGAGTTAAAGTCCATAAGACCATCAGCACTAAGACTGAAAGACTTTTGACCACCTAATAAATCTCTGAAACCACTAGAGTCTTTAGTTGAGATGTCTATTGTATCTACATTCATTGAAATTGAAACATTCTGAGAGTGCATCAACTTTTCTTCTGTGCCACCACTCGCTTGGTTTAGCACTTTTAGGATTAAATCCGTTCCGTTAAAAATCATTTTTTTAAAATTTTAAATTCATAAATTAGCTAATATCTAAATCTTCTTTTTTAGATTTCTTTTTTGTCGGCTTAGAGATAACGTCATTTTTTCTAAAAAATTCTTTTACCTTTCTACTAACATTATAAGTTTCTCCTTCTTTATATTCAAAGCCTCGAAACTCAATATCTTTACTTATTTTAACTTTGTACATATCTATCTATTTATGTTAAATCTGTAATCTTGTGCTATACCATATAAACCAATACTACCAGCACTATCATCGTATAGTTCGTTTTGGTCTTGGTAAAATATCTTATCTACTACTACACCACTATAAGTTCCACTAACATAATCTAAAGCTGTACGAATATGACCAGCTAAAGTTACTAAGTCAGCGTAGTTGTTATGGTAAAAGCTTATCTGTACTCTTACATAGTCGTACTCACTTACACCGTTCTTAGTGTTGTTAGGCTCATCTCCAAACATCTGATAAGTAATGTATGGTAACTTAACGTCAGTAGGAAAGTTGTAACGACTAGGAAATATTCTTAAATTACCGTCAGTAGTAACTAAAGGAGCTACGTTAGAGTCGTTGCTAAGTATGTTGTATATTACTTTTCCTATCTCCATTATGCTAATCTTTTACTCCAGAGTCTTTCAATCTCTTTTCTGATTTCATTTATAACATTGCTTTGAGCCATTTTAGCTGTGGTACTTCTATAGACCTTATCTAACATTCTACCACCTGGCTTACCTCTAAATCCATACTCTAAGAAATAGAAATAAAAACCACTTTTCTCTTTATCAGCATAAGCACCTTTAACTCTTGGTCCAACATAAACTGCTGGAGATTGTCCCCTTCTCATTTTACCATTGATAACAGCAATACTTTTTACTAATTGTCCAGTACTTCTATCAGCGTTGCCCTCTGTATCTTTGTTAATATAGTCTTTAATCTCTCCTCTTAACTCATTTACTAATGGTTTAGCAGCCTTTCTCATTCCTTGTCTTAGCTTTACTTTAGTTTGGCTATCAGACATACCTAGCTTCTCAATACTCTTTATCAATCCCTTGAGTTCTTTCTCATCAATTTGAAAACCAACTAGACCTTGATGCCCACCTTGATTACCTCTTAGATTCTTTTCTGTAAATACTGTTGCCATTATTGCTCTGGAAATGGGTTAATACCGTTATCTATTAATATGTTTATCCAATCTATCTCCTTAGTGTATAAGTCTACATTGTCCCACTTAGTCTCTAAGCATTGATAAGTCTCTAGCACTCCATACGATACTATCGCCTCGCTATCGTTCCATACGATGTAGTAACTCTTTACCTCTGGGTAGCATATTTCTGTTAATCTTAAACTCATCAGCCAGTTAAATTATTTAGTTCGTCATCACTTAAAGCCTCATTAAATACTGCTAGTGCTTTGCATTTACCGTAGAAAGGAAACGCTCCATTTCCTTGGTCAAAGGATAATTTATCTAAAGTGTTAAAAGTACTTACAGAACCACTTGTGTCAGTTCCAACTTCCACTCCATTAATCCATAAAGCAAAATCATTTACTTTATATTTAAAAGCAGCTTTTATAAAAGAAGTTGGATTTGGTAAGGTATAAGTGATATTAGATTGAGTTGAACCCCCTACGGTTGAAAATGCTTGTATTTGATTACTAACTGTATTGTATCTAATTACTACTCTTTCTGAAGTATTTTGATTAAGACTAATATATCTACTTGTCAAATCATCAGCCAAAGCAGCTATCTCTGCATATAACACACCCTCTGTTGAGTTTATTAATTCAGCACTACCAGCACCAGTTGCAGTCTCTGTAGCTCTTGTCTCTGTGCTACCCGTTAGTGTTGGTATGTATGATGTAGCGTAGGATAAGTTTTCTACTTGACAACCCCAAATAAAAGATGTACCTAAAGAGCCAGAGTCGTAATTAGAAAAAGTAGAAGTTGGCTGATATGGTCTAAAATTGTATGTACCAGTTATCGTGTTATTAGCAGTAATTGAAATTCTAAACCAACCATTTGATAAAGTTTCTATGTCGTGATTTACATAAGTCCAACCAGTTCCAAACTGCCCAGAAGCACCTTTAGTTCCATTTAATATATCAAACCTAGCGTAAGCATTTCCAAGCTCTACATAAATATAATCAAAGTCTTGTCTTTTTATATATATAGTACCAGTATAATTACCAGTAGAAGATGTGGTAAAACTTGTTCTAATATGACACTGTGCAGTTGTTGTATTTGTCAATCCAGTAGCACTATTGCTGCCATTTGGACTACTTACTAAACTATCATTTAAATCTATACTAGATTTTGTATAGCTACTAAAATCCTCACTATAAGTAATAAGATTAGTAGAAGTAGGCTCTAACAATATATGACCATTCTCTCCATTACTATCATAGCTTATTCTTGGAATGTTGTTGGTGTCTATTATTTCTTTAACTGATACGTTGTCTACCGATAAAGTAGTGCCACTACCACCCATAACTTGTACGCCTATTGTAGTGTTAGATGATGCCGTTAAATAGAAAGCGTATGTATCATTAGCAGATGCCGTAGAAGTAGCACTACCACCTAAAAATATTCTCACACTACCTTTAACATAATCAGATACAGTAAAAACAACTTTATATGTCTTGCCAACAGTTGTTACATTAGATTGTGCAGAATTTGCAGTGTATGGAGTATTGTTAAAATTTAACTTACCATCTGATATACTAATACCATTACTACCCGTACCACTCCAATTACTGTCAGTAGCAAAATCTCCATTAGTAACTAACTCACTACTAAGAGTTCTACCTACCATCTCGACTAAGCCACTAGAATTAACTCGACTAGCAACACTAGCTCTAGCAAAGTCAAAGTCCTCATAAGGCTCTACTACTGGTGCTACGTTGTAAAGCGTACCAGCCTTGTAACCAGTAGGAGTTAAGATTATACTCGCTTTATTTAATAGTCCGTCTGCCATTAGCTTATATCGTTTAAGTCTTGTAAGAATTGCTGACTAGCTGTAGTGTTCTCTACTACTCCTCCAGCAGCTACTACTCTTGTTGTTAGTATGCTTATGTAATCGGCTGGTGTTGGGTCAAATATACCACCATCAACAATAGTCCAACCATCGTCCTCTATTAAGCTAAATCGTGCAGCATAAGCTGACTCTGTAAATTGTGAGCCTCCGAAATTTATACTAATATCGTTATCATGTCCTCCAGCTTGCCAAGCTATTAGCGTTGCATCATAATTAGATGTGCTAAGACCAGTAGCGTTCTGCATAAAGTTAGTAAAGTTAGTAACGCTATCAATTTCCCAAGCTGCTAGAGATTGGTCGAATAAGTCGCAGTTGTAAAGCATAAAGCTCATATTTTCTACGTTAGTTGTGTCCCAGCTATAAATGTCTCCGTTAAATTGTAAGCAATTAAAGAAAGCTCTGTCCATACTCTCAACATTAGATGTATCCCAAGAATTTAAATCTTGGTCAAAAGAAGAACATTCATAAAATGTTTGAGTCATATTTGTAACATTACTGACATCCCAACTATCAATAGATTTATTAAAAACTCTACAAAATCTAAACGCTAAATATAAAGATGTTACAGAGCTTATATCCCAATTTCCTATAGCTCCATTAAAGTTAGTACAATCTCTAAACATTGAACTGAAAGAAGTAGTAGAAACAGTAGGAGCATCTGTAGCACTAGCGTCTAAATTAGTACAACCATAAAAAGCAGCAGAAGTAGATAAATCTAAGACTCCCCATTGTTTTACGTCAAGCATTTTAAGCCTATCTCCAGCGTTATTGAATTGCCATCCTTGTAATGTTCCCTCTATGCTTATTTCGTATTGTCCAGCACTACTATAAGTGTGTGTAACCTCTTGTTGGTTGTAACTTGTTATTGTATCGCTAGAGCCATCTCCCCAGTTTACCG